GCGGTATCAATACCAAGACTACGTGCAGTGACCAGTGCATTCGCATTAGCCGGTATCGGAACGATACTGATCTCTAACAGCTCTTGGCGGCGGAAATTGATTCCGCCGTGCCGGTCCTTCTCTGTCGCAAACGCAAAATCAATCGGTAGAAATCCCACGCTGACTGCGCTTAACAATCCTGCCTTAACCATGCGGAACGCCATGTCCGCCTTTGGGTTAATGCTAGCGTCGGCGAATTCAATCTCGCCCACCAGCTTATTGCCAATCTGACCAACATTGACGGCTTTGCCGATAACGCTGTCAACCGAAGACGAGTCATGACCAAACAGCGCAACCGGATTTTTGACGAATGTGCCAAGTTGCCAGCCTGCCGGATCAATTGTGTCCCCGGCTCGGTCGACGGTTCCATCCGAAAAGACGAACTTGATACGCCGTCCCTGTGTCGGCTCCGGCGTTCCGCCAGTTGCCGATACCACCATTGCTTCAGGTGGCATAACCTCGCCGTCTTTGACGGACGCACGAAAACCGTCGATGGACAGCAATTGCTTAGCCATATACATGATCTCCAAGGGGACGCCCGCTCAAGGGCGATGAACGGGGCGTGTCGGCAACCCCTCTGGAATTAGATTAACCAGCGAGCGGCGGCACTTCGCCACCCGGATCGCCGGAACCACCTTCAGCCGGCGCTCCAGTCTGATCACTACCCGGTCCGGCAGGCTTTTCTGGCGTAGCGCCCGGTGCAATAGCCGGCGGATTGAGTAACTGATCCATCGTAACCATATTGGCCGGAACCAAAAGCGTATCGCCGCCGGATATCGGGTCAAGCCCAAACGCTGCCCGGCTTTCATTGATAACTGTAATACCGCTTGTCTGAAGTGACCGAGCGGCGTCCGTCCGCGCTTTCAGATCGGCACGGAGCAATTCGGTCTCGTCAAATGTTACGACGATCTCTGGCGGTAGGTCGAAATACGCCGTCAGCTTCTGCTCCCAGCGCACCAGGTCTGGATGTACAACATCGGCATAATGTGCCAACTGGATTTGCTCAAACATGCGGCCGATGCCGCCTTCCATCACGCCAAGCTTCGTTGGCGAGACTCCGAAAATACGGCATACTTCCTCAAGCTGGAATTTACGGGAAGCAATAAACTCCATATCGACACTGTTCAACGTCAACGCCTGAAACTTCAGGCCTTCCTCGAGCACGGCCGTCCTACCGGAACGATCAACTCCGCCGTGAAGCTGATCCCACTGGGCTTTGAACCGTCGAATGACAGGTTCGGAAAGCCGCTTATCGGTCGTCAGAATTCCGCTTGGCCGCGCACCTGAACCCATTAGGTTAGCGGCTAGCTTCTCCTGGCCTTTAGCAAGTCCAATGCCCTCGGCCGCTTGGGCAATCGGCGATATGCCCATCAACGAGTCGCCGCCCGCTGCCCATCTGAGATGGAACACGTCGTCGGCCGGTATCTTCAATGGAAATTCAGCCAACATCGCTATTTCAAATAGCGTCTGTCTGGCCACCACATAGAATATGTCGCCAGTTGGTGATACCCAAAGACTGACGCGATTAGGATTGATCGGTAGCATGCCAATCGGCACGCCGCGTGGATTACGTAATACGACAGCAAAGGCGTTGCCGTTAAGCAACATGCCCATCTGCATAAATTCGGCGAACTCCATCCACGTCTGATAGAAGTTCGGCCGGCGGAAAATCTGCCAAAGTGGATGATTGGTCGCTTCGGACCTAGCGCCGTTTGATGCGATACGATAAATCTTTGGCGGCAGCTTCGCCATGTCTTGCGCCCTAACCCGGACGCATGCCATGACGGCAATGACCGTCATCGCAGAGCTAGAATTTACGGTAATACCGGACGCTGTCTGGCGTTCGCCGAATTCGCGAAACCAGTTCTCGATTGACAGGTCTGACTTTTCAACTGCATCGACGCTATTCTTGCCGCGTAGCCAGGACCAAAGCCCCATGTCTCTGGTCCTCCTGATCATCACGCGGTCGTTACTTGACTGGATCATCCATTGAAACTTGTTATACTATCTCACAGCAGGCTGAAGGGAGCCCCTGTGTCATTCCGAGAAATAGCACCAATCGATAGAAAATCTGGCGTCTCTCACTACGGAGGCAAGGGCGAGATAATATATGTCTATGCCGCAAAGTGCGATATTTATGTAAAAATAGGGCTAACTACTCTGCTAAGAAATCGTATAGCTACAATGCGATCAGGATGTCCCATTCCAATAGAAGTCTTGGTCTCTATACCATTAAATAAGCCAGATGCAATTGCTGCCGAAATGGCGATCGGCTTACGGCTTAGTGGGAAACACCATATCGGCGAGTGGTTCCAGTGCTCTTCGAATGATGCTATAGCCGTGGTAACTGAATGTTGCTCAGCTTACTCTATAAGCATACCTGAACCTGATGACGACAAAAATAAGCCGACCAGCAGGTCGACTGGAATGTCAATCATAAGCCCATTAGGTGAATTTGGTTCCATAACTGAAGCAGCGGCAGCCCATGGCGTTAGTAAACAGGCCATTAGCTCTAGAGTCCTAAGTGGTTCGAGCAAATGGAAGAGAACAGCCAGAAGATCGGAGCCTGGAACGTCTTTGGCCGACCTAGTCCTATTAGCTCAAGCGATTCGCCGGATCGCGGCCAATGCATTCGCGCTAGCTACTTACGGTGACAGATATCCTAGAAAGGACTTCTTGTATGCGCGGATGAAAGAGACGGGCATGGGCGACCTAATAATCGAGATATCAACCCTATATCAGCCAGTTAGAGACTTAGACGCTGTCGGTCACCTCATCAGTGTTGTTAATGAACCAATAGGCCTTGAACTCGGAGCGGACCTATGGGACGAATCAATCGAGGGCAGACCTCACCCGACTGAGACGGTTTTTTATATCAAGACGCTAGACCAGCGGGAATTTCGATGGACTAATGCAAGCTTTATCGCTGCTCCTGTGTGGTTACAGAGTAACTCACGAAACAGTTACTAGCGCAGCCGCGCAAGATGCGCGATACGTCTAGTCGCCGATGACGTAGGGTGCGGTTACTTCTCGAAAAAGCAGACCGCTCTCGTTTGTTTCTCGGCAACACGAATACCGGATGACGTAGAGACCGACTGCATCAGCATTGGGAGCTGTGGGCCTAGCCCACGCTGTCGATCTCGCCAGACTCTCCGGCTTGGTTTGGTCGTGGGTGACGTAGGAAGCGGTTACTTCTGCATATGAAAGACCGTTTTCGTCTGAATCCCCACGGCCGATCAGCCGGCTCATGCAAAGGAGCCGACACATGCGCACCAACACTGCCGTTAAAACCGCCCCCGTTTATACCCACGAAGGCGGTCGAGCGGCCACGATAAAACCGACGCAACAGTTGCGGCGTCTAGTCCTGTCGTGTCTATTGTGGGAAGATGAATTCTACTCCGACGGGAAGTCAATAGCCGAAGCCATAAAAGAGTCTGCTCAGGAAGTCCCCGTCTCCGTGCTGGCTGCGCTCGCGATCGAAGCGCGCACCCAGTTCAATCTTCGTCACGTTCCGCTCTACTTAACGGCGCTTCTGGCCGAGCGTTCACATGGCTCTTCCATCGTCAAGGAAACCATCCGAGACGTCATTCAACGCGCCGATGAGATGGCGGAATTCTTGGCCATCTACGCCAAGGTTCGTGGTCTTGATGTGGATAAGCTAAAGAAGTACTCGCATCAAGTACGCAAGGGGTTGGCGTTGGCTTTTGCCAAGTTCAACGCCTATGGGCTGGCCAAGTACGATCGCAACGGCAAGATCAAGATGCGCGACGCCTTGTTCCTGGCACACGCCAAGCCAAGAGATGCCGAGCAGGGAGCCGTTTGGGCAAAGCTGATAGCTGGGACGCTCGAGTCACCAGATACGTGGGAGGTTGGTCTCTCTGGCGGAGCAGACAAACGCGAGACGTTCGAACGGCTCATCCGAGAGAATAATCTCGGCTATCTCGCACTTTTGCGCAATCTAAGGAACATGGAGCAATCTGGCGTTGAATTCAACCTGGTCCGCGATGCTATCTTGGCACGAAAGGGCGCCCATCGTGTTTTGCCATTCCGCTACGTTGCGGCAGCCAGAGCGGCGCCAATCTTCGAGCCAACGCTTGACCAGGCTCTCGTTGCGGCAATTGGCGAAATGCCAGCACTCAAAGGACGCACGGCCGTCGTGGTCGATGTATCTGGCAGCATGGACACAACGCTATCTGCCAAGTCCGACCTGTCCAGAAAGGATGCCGCTGCGACGCTCGCATCAATGATCAAC